GCGGTGACGTAGTTGCCGCTAAGAAACTGGCAGGGTATTCAGAGTCCACTGCCACAACTGCAATTGTAAAAGGTCTCAAGGAAGAGATATTGGAAGCAACGCAGATGTATATGGCACGTAATGCACCTAAAGCTGCTATAGCTATGACACACGCTTTGTACGACCCAACTGAACTAGGTATTCGTGATAAGATGTCAGCAGCTAAAGAACTGCTTGACCGCACAGGTTTGATTAAGACAGAGAAGGTACAAGTAGAAGCATCTGGCGGTGTTATGCTTATGCCAGCCAAAGCTGCAGTAGAAGACGATGACTAGAACAGCAGGGCAGTGGAAACTTCCACAGCCAACAGATATTAAAGACGAAAACGAATGGGTACAGATACCACGCATTGCACGTACTGTACCATTTGGTTACAAGCAGAATGAAGAAGACCCCGACATTCTTGACCCCATTCCAACAGAACTTGATTTGTTAGAAAAGGCTAGAACGTACACAAACCAGTACAGCTATCGTGAGGTAGCTAACTGGCTGAGTACAAATAGCGGAAGATACATATCTCACGTAGGTTTAAGAAAACGGTTAAGTAATGAGCGACAACGTAAGAACAAAGCTGCAAGCCTCCGCAAATGGGCAGATTATGCGCAAAAGGCAATCGCCAAAGCGCAAGAAATTGAAGAAGCAAGAACAGGCGCAAAAGCCAACGGTTGAGATAAAAGAAACTGTATCTGAAGCTGCTGAGTTTGAAAGCATAGAGGAAACAGCTAATGTATTATTTAAACCTAATCCCGGTCCACAGACTGACTTTCTTGCAGCAAGTGAACGTGAAGTATTATACGGTGGTTCAGCAGGGGGTGGTAAATCTTATGCCATGCTTGCCGACCCTTTAAGATATATGGGGCATCCTGCGTTTAGTGGGTTGCTTTTACGACATACAACAGAAGAACTGCGAGAATTGATATTTAAGTCGCAGGAATTGTACCCAAAAATCTGGCCCGGTATCAAGTGGTCAGAAAGAAAGATGCAGTGGACTGCCCCTTCTGGTGCGAGATTGTGGATGTCTTATCTTGATAGAGATGATGATGTCCTGCGTTATCAGGGTCTAGCTTTTAGCTGGATAGGCTTTGACGAACTGACCCAATGGGCAAGCCCCTATGCATGGAATTACATGCGAAGTCGTCTAAGGTCCACTGCACCTGACCTGCCTGTTTATATGAGGGCAACAACTAACCCCGGTGGTAGAGGGCATAACTGGGTAAAGAAAATGTTTATTGACCCTGCACCCTACGGACAAGCATACGATGCCACAGACAGCGAAACAGGAGAAGTACTCCGATATCCAGCAGGACATAGCAAGGCTGGAAAGTCTTTATTCAAGCGTAGGTTCATACCAGCAAGACTCTCTGACAATCCTTACCTTGCAGAAGCAGGAGATTACGAGGCCATGCTTCTCTCCATGCCAGAGCAACAAAGAAGGCAGCTTCTTGACGGTGATTGGGATATTAAAGAAGGAGCAGCTTTTACTGAGTTTGACCGCAACCTTCATGTTATTGAGCCTTTTGACATTCCTAATAATTGGGTTAAGTTTAGGGCTTGCGATTACGGTTACGGTTCTTACAGCGGGGTGGTTTGGTTTGCTGTGTCGCCTTCAGAGCAACTTATTGTGTATAGAGAATTATATGTCTCAAAGGTACTCGCTACTGACTTAGCGGATATGATTTTAGAATTAGAGGCAGGTGATGGTAATATTAAGTATGGCGTTCTTGATAGTTCCCTTTGGCATAAACGTGGCGATACTGGTCCATCACTTGCGGAACAAATGGTACAGCGAGGGTGTCGTTGGAGACCTTCAGACAGAAGTAAAGGCAGTCGTGTAGCGGGTAAGAACGAAATACACAGACGTTTACAGGTAGATGAATTTACGGAAGAGCCTAGACTTGTTTTCTTTAATAGTTGCACAAACACTGTCTCACAGCTACCGTCCATACCGCTGGATAAGAAAAATCCAGAAGATGTGGACACGAAAGCAGAAGACCACTTGTACGATGCGTTAAGATATGGTATAATGTCACGACCACGTTTTAGTATATTTGATTACGACCCAAGAGGTAGACCCGGTGGTGGAATGCCTATTGCTGATGCTACTTTTGGATACTAAGGAATAGAATATGAATGAAGATGATATCATGATTGAAGATGACGCTATCGCGTTAGAAGACACAGATGATTCTGTTACCTTTGATGCTGACGTGTCTAAAATTATTCCATTTGTAATTGACCGATACAAACGTGCGGAAGACTATCGCTACCAAGACGAAGAGCGTTGGCTAAGAGCATATAGAAATTATAGAGGATTGTATGGCCCAGATGTACAATTTACTGAGGCAGAAAAGTCACGGGTATTTATTAAAGTTACCAAGACTAAGACGCTTGCTGCATATGGTCAAATTGTTGATGTGCTGTTTGCTAATAATAAGTTTCCTCTTTCTATTGAGCCTACAACACTCCCTGAAGGCGTTGTAGCTGATGTACACTTTGACCCTAAAGAACCACAGCAGCTTCAAGCAGAAACTTCTTTATCTAGCCCTTATGGCTTCAGAGGTGATGGCAACGATTTGCCACCGGGTGCTACAGCTAAGACGTTACAGGAAAAACTTGGCCCACTAGAAAATAAACTTGAAGGTGTACAGGACAAGTTAAAAGAAGGTCCGGGCAAAACTCCTACTGCGATTGAATTTAGCCCAGCTATGATTGCTGCTAAAAAAATGCAGAAGAAGATACATGACCAATTAGAAGAGTCAGGTGCTAATAAAAACTTGCGTAGCAGTTCATTTGAAATGGCACTATTTGGCACAGGCATTATGAAAGGTCCGTTTGCAAAGGACAAAGAGTATCCTAATTGGGATGACGAGGGTAACTATGACCCACTTTTCAAAACTGTACCACAAGTAGAGCATGTATCTGTTTGGAACTTTTATCCAGACCCAGATGCAAACAACATGGATGAGGCGCAGTTTGTGATTGAACGTCACAAGATGTCTCGCTCTCAACTACGTCAGTTAAAAAAGCGTCCATACTTCCGTGGTCAAGTTATTGATGAAGCTATTCAGTATGGCGAAAACTATACTAAAAAGTATTGGGAAGATGACCTATCTGATTATGCGCCAGAGCATGGTATTGACCGCTTTGAAGTGCTTGAGTATTGGGGTATGGTTGATACCGAAATGCTTGAAGAACAAGGCGTAGATATTCCAAATGAGTTAAAAGATTTTGATGAGTTACAAGCAAATGTGTGGATTTGTAACGACAAACTTATTCGCATGGTGCTTAATCCATTTAAGCCAGCTAAGATACCTTATCACGCTTCTCCGTTTGAGTTAAACCCATACTCATTTTTCGGTGTAGGTATTGCAGAAAACATGGACGATACGCAGACACTAATGAATGGCTTTATGCGTATGGCTGTGGACAACGCTGTATTGTCAGGGAATATGCTGATTGAGGTAGATGAGACTAACTTAGTACCGGGTCAGGACTTGACATTGTATCCGGGCAAGGTGTTCCGCAGACAAGGTGGCGCACCGGGTCAGGCTATATTTGGAACAAAGTTTCCTAATGTATCAGCAGAGAACTTACAGCTATTTGACAAAGCACGTCAGCTTGCTGATGAGTCTACTGGTCTTCCTAGCTTTGCACACGGACAAACAGGTGTGTCTGGCGTAGGTAGAACAGCATCAGGTATTTCAATGCTGATGAACGCAGCAAGCGGTAATATTAAAACTGTTATCAAGAACGTAGACGATTATCTACTGAGACCTCTTGGTGAAGGTTTCTTTCGTTTTAATATGCAGTTTGATTTTGATGCAGATATCAAAGGTGACTTAGAAGTTAAGGCACGTGGTACAGAAAGTCTAATGGCTAATGAAGTACGTAGTCAGAGACTAATGCAGTTCTTGCAGATTGCAAGTAATCCTGCTCTTGCTCCATTTGCTAAGTTTCAGTATGTCATCAGCGAGATTGCAAAGTCAATGGACCTTGACCCCGACAAAGTTACCAACAACATGAGTGAAGCAGCCCTTCAGGCAGAACTGATGAAACAGTTCCAAGCACCTGCTCAACCTGAACAGGGTGGTATGCCACCACCACCGGGTGCAGATGCAACAGACCCTACAGGTGCTGGTGGTGGAACAATAGGAACAGGACAAGTACCAGTTCCGGGTGAACAAGGATTTAGTAGTAATGGTGGACAAACAGCAGGTACTCAGCAAACTCAAGCCGATGGTGGGCAACAACCGCCAGTGGGAAGCATTCAGTAGCTACGTAGATATGGCTATTGAGCAGCATCAAAAGGTGCTGGAACAATCTGATGATACAATTATGATGCATCGTCAGCAGGGTGCTATCGCAGCTTTACGCAAACTTAAATACTTACGGGATGAAGTGAATGGGTAACTACGAAAAAGCAGAGGGTATTTTAGACAGGTACTCTAGAGGAAAGCTGTCTGCAACAGAGGCCCAAAAAGAACTTAAAAAGTTTGGGTATGGGGCAAGGCTACGTGGTAAAAGCAATGTTATACCAGTGTTTCCACTAGAAGGTGGGGATGGTTTTGATGTAGAGTTAGCAAAAGGTGGCGCATTGCTGAAAAAACAAATGGATTTATTTGAGCCTGTAGAACGTGGCTTTGATGAGGGTGGCCTTATGGACGAGGGCGGCTCAGTAGACCCTATATCCGGCAACGATGTACCAGTAGGTTCTACACAAGAAGAAGTGCGTGATGACATTCCTGCCCAGCTAAGTGAGGGTGAATTTGTACTACCTGCCGATGTAGTACGTTATCATGGTCTGGAAAAGATTATGGAACTACGTGACGAAGCTAAAGCTGGTCTTCAGAAGATGGAAGACATGGGGCAGATGGGCAACTCAGAAGAGGCTACACTAGCTGACGATGTACCGTTTAGTATGGATGACCTTGAACTTGAAGATGATGGCGTTGCTGAATATCAAGTGGGTGGTTATGTACCACCACAGAATGTAGGTTTTCAGCAATCACAGTTTGCTGGCTATCAACCCCAAATAACACAGCCTATGACACAGCCATTTACAACACCTGCTTACCAAGCCCCATCACAACAGTTTACACCTACACAGGCGGGTGCTGTTCCTACGTTTAGTAGTTTTGTTACACCACAAACTGCAACATACTATCATTCAGACGGACGTACTATGCAAATTCCTGTGGATGCCAACGGTAAGCCACTTATACCTGTTCCTGCTGGCTTTACTGCGACTGCACCAACTGCTGCTGCACCAACTACGCCTACTACAACACCTACCTATCAAGCACCGCAACAAACAGGGGGTGATGATAGTGGTCCATCTCCTGAAGATTTGCAGAGACAAGAAGAGTATAAGCAAACTGTAAATAAACGTATGGAAGCAGCAGAACAATTAGGATATACAAATAAACAAAATGCTATAGAGGCTGTCTTACCCTTTGTTGTACCGGGTGGTAGCTTACTTATGCCAAAACCAGACAGAGGCACAGTGCTTGTAGATGGCACTATTGCTGATGGTGCTGGTGGCAGCTTTGACCCAATCTCAGGTGAGAAGGTAGGTTATGCTGGCGGGATACTAGGTACAATAGCTGGTGGTCTTGGTCTAGGTGAAAAAGGTCCAGAGATTTCTGAACAGGCATCTAAGATGGGTTTATCTCCGGCAAGCATGGAAGGTTTAAAAACTATCAAAGGTGAAGAAAGTATTCAAGATTTATTAGAAGGTAGAGTAGATACTAGCGCAAGTAAATCAGCAGCCATTACAAATGCAGATATAGATGCAGCAGTAAAGGCTGGTCTAGGTACAAGAGAAGAAATTATGGCAAATATTGCCAGTGCCGATGCACAACCCACAAAAGCTACATCTACACCTATGGATGCTGCTGAAACTGTGGGTGTAGAAACGGCACGTGTTACTGAAAAAGGTGGCGTAGCAGAGGTAGCTGAAAAAGCTATTTCTCCTAATGTACAATCCGCAATGGATAAAATTCAAGAAAGCATTAATGGTCAATTGGGCAGTAGAGCAGGACAAGCAAGTGATAAAAGTGTTATGAATTACTTGGATAATATTATAAGTCAAGCTACAAGACCATCGTATCCACAGGATGCAAAAGGGGATACTATACTAGATGCGTTAGATACTCCAGTAACTCTTCAGTATACACCACCTGAAAATGAAGATGCTGCTGTAGATGATATTATTGCAGCACAACGGATGAAAGAAAGATTACAGAGTAAGTCTGAACGCAGAGATACAACAAAAGAAAAACAACCTGATGTTACATCTGCTCGTGTATCAGCAGCGCAAAGACGTACAGCGGATATACCAAGACAGACCGCTGCAGAACGTGCTGATGAAGAAGCTGCTGAACAAGAGGGTGGTACAGCTTTTGATGACTATGGCAAAGACTTTGACAGAAACTTTAGTAACTACTCTAATCGTGGATATAGTAGGTCAGCCGCAAGAGAAGCCGCAGCAAACAAAACAGATGCCGATAGAGAGGCACGTGAGCAGACAGGTAATTCAAAGTCTAGTGCTGTAACAAGTAGCAGTGGTAAAGCTGTTCGCAGTTCTTCTGGTTCAGTTGTAACTAGCACTCCTGACGATGATGACGGTAGCAGTAGCAAGATTGTATGTACTGCAATGAATAATGCGTATGGCTTTGGCTCATTTCGTCAAACAATTTGGTTGAAGCACAGTAGAGATATGCACCCTGCCTATCAAAAAGGGTATCACAGGATATTTAAACCTCTAATTAAGTTTGCGTACAAAGGTAATAAATGGTATAATATAGCTGTGAGAAAAACTCTTGAGGGTATTGCACGTAGACGTACAGCAGACATCTGGATGCAGCAGCGTGGTAAGAGACATCTCGTAGGTGCTATTGAACGTGCTATACTTGAACCTATCTGTTACATTGTAGGGAAAATAAAATAATGGCTGAAACAGTAGAAGAACTAAAGCAAGAGATGGTAGACCGCTACGATGCTTTGTCCAATGATGAAAAAGATGTTATTGGCAGCATGGTTGGCACACAAGAACTTAGAGTTTTAGGTAAGGTGCTTGGCCCTGAGATTTCAAATGTTGCAAATCTAAGTGCATTAAAAACAACCGTTAAACCTAGAAAACGTGGGCTAGGAACACGATAATATCCTAGATAACGCAATGGCTACCTAACCCCCCGACACTGGCTACGGTTAGCCCCATAAGGAGAAGACGATGGCTGAAACAGCTATTATGGCAGAAGAAATGCAATCACCAAAAAAGGTTGCATTTGCAAATAAACCTTACACGCAAGAGGAACGTATCAAGCGTGAAGAGGAAGAATTAGAACAACTCATCAAAGAGCAAAAAGGTGAGGCAGAAGAACAAGTTCAAGAAGAGCAAGAAGCTGAACCTACTAATGCAGAAGAAAAAACCTTTAAGAAAAGGTACTCAGACCTACGTAGACACCAACAAAAACAGCAAGAAGAATTTAAAGCGGAACTAGCTGCTATGAAAAGCCAGCTAGAGCAAGCCACTAAAAAGGAAATGAAACTACCTAAGTCTGATGAAGACATTGAACAGTGGGCTGCTGATTATCCTGATGTAGCTGCTATCGTTGAAACAATTGCTATGAAGAAAGCAGCAGAACAATCATCTGCTCTTGAAGAAAGAATGAAAGCAATTGATGAGATGCAATCTACTGCTAGTAAAGATAAAGCTGAAGCTGCTTTGATGCAAATCCATCCAGACTTTGATGAAATTCGTGATAGTGATGATTTTCACGAATGGGCAGATGAACAACCTAAGTGGGTGCAAGACGCATTATATGAAAACGATAATGATGCTCGTTCTGCGGCACGGGCAATTGACCTGTATAAAGCAGATAAAGGAATTACAAGTGAGAAAAAGTCTAAGAAAACTAAAGGTGCTGCTGAAGCGGTGTCCACTAAAGGCGGTAGAAGTACACCTCAAGCAGACGAAAGTTCCACTTATTTAAAAGAGTCACAAGTTCAGAAGATGTCTCCTCAAGAATATGAGAAGAAGTCTGATGAGATTATGGAAGCTATCCGCACAGGAAAGTTTATCTATGATATTTCTGGTTCAGCCAGATAAAAAAAGTGTTGACAAATAGTTATATTTGAGTATAACTATATGTAACCAAGTGTGGATACGTAGCGCAATGTGTCCACACTAACCAGCAAACAAGCATAACTTACGGATTACCTGACGAGTTTGGCCTGTTGAATAGTAGGGTGGCCACCTTACTTGGATACACACCCTAATGAATTAGCCTCTGATTAGTCTGCCAGTTTGCATCTGTACGAAAAATGCTTAACTTTAGGAGAACATACAATGGCATTTGCATCAGCAGCCGGGTATGGTAATCTTCCTAACGGTAATTTTTCACCTGTAATTTACAGCAAACAGGTGCAGCTTGCCTTCCGCAAGTCTGCCGTAGCTGAAGCAATCACAAACAGTGATTACTTTGGTGAGATTGCTGCGATGGGTGATTCCGTTAAGATTATCAAAGAACCCGAAATTACAGTCAAGAACTATGCACGTGGTACAACTATCACACCGCAAGACCTTGATGACGAAGATTTCAACCTGACAATTGACAAAGCTAACTACTTTGCATTTAAGGTTGATGACATTGAAGAGGCACACAGCCACGTAAACTTCCAGCAATTGGCAAGTGACCGTGCTGCGTATCGTTTGGCTGACCAGTTTGACCAAGACGTTCTTGGCTACCTAACTGGTTTTAAGCAGTCTGCAATTCATGGCGCAGCCGATACTGTTAACACAACTGTTAACGGTTCAAAAGCTGTTTCAACTGCAGGTTCAGACGAACTCTTAGCAACAATGAAACTGGAAGCTGACGACTTTGGCGGCTCTGCAGGTTCATCAATTGGTATCCAGCCTCGCTTGCCGGGTGCTTCATCTGTACCGGGTTCAGGCAATGCCAACCCAACTATGGTGATTGCACGTATGTCTCGTAAGCTGGACCAGCAAAACGTAGACACACAAGGCCGTTGGCTTGTTGTTGACCCAGTATTCATGGAAGTACTGAAGGACGAAGATTCAAAGCTTCTGAACTCAGACTTTGGTGGTTCAGGTCTGCAAAACGGTCTAGTCATCAATAACCTGCACGGCTTCCAAGTGTATGTTTCAAACAACTTGCCTTCAATTGGCACAGGCGCAGATACCGTTGGTGGTACAAACGCTTCCAATTATGGCATGATTGTTGCTGGACATTCATCAGCAGTAGCCACTGCAGAACAGATTAACAAGACAGAAACATATCGTGACCCTGACAGCTTTGCTGACATCGTTCGTGGTATGCACCTCTATGGTCGTAAGATTCTACGTCCAGAGGCTCTTGTTAATGCTAAAATTAACCTCGTGTAATAGGGAGAAAGAATTATGGCTTTAGGTGATAATACACTAACTTCCGCACGTGGTAGTTCACAGCGTGGACGTAATCCGTACATGGTTCAGGGAACTCTGGATTTTGCACAAGCTGCTACAGATAAGGGTTCTGCCCTTGCAGCGGCTGATGTAATTCCAGTACTGACCATTCCAGCCAATACCGTAATTTTAGGTGCAGGTATTGAAGTTACAGCAGCACATGCTGGTACTTCAACTAATACCGCATTTGATTTGGGTATCGCTGGCGGTGCTAACTTTGTAGATGGGTTTGACTTTGATGGCGCATCTGTTGGTGACTATGCTACAATGCAGACAACTGCACCTGTAGTAATTGGTGGCACAGCAGATAATCTAGATGTTACCCTGCAAGCAATGACAGGCACAACTACCGCTGGTAAGGTACGGGTCTTTGCCATCGTGATGGATGTTGATGACTTGGGTGATATGGCTGCTAATGAAGTAGACCGTGACACACTTGCATAAGTAATCACAGGTGGGGGCAGCTTCGGTTGCCCCTACTTACTCTTTTAGGAATATGTGATGGACTTTCTTAGCCTGACAAATAAAGTACTTGCAAGAATGAATGAGGTGCAGCTTACTGCATCAAATTTTGCTACTG